TTTGGTCTCTTGTATCATCCTGATTTCTCAAAGCAGTCATAAAGACATTGACTTGGGTATCATTCTTTGCTATAGGAGTAAACATTATTTGAGTTTTATATGTACCATCTAAGATAACTCTTGAGCTAATCTCGCCTAACACATCCCCATCATTTATAATACCGTATTCAGTATCATATGTTTCGTATGTAGGAATGCCTGATTCATAACTATCAACCACAATAACTTCAGAGAATTGTTTTTTATCATTCGTAGTATCAGAAATTTGTACCATCAAGTGTGCTGCATTATATGTTTCTTCAGTTTCATATTCTGCAATTACTATTTCACTTGGAGTTGGAGATGATGCTATTGTTGTAGACTTGGAATTGAATGTTACATGCTTCAAATATTCTGTCTGAGATCCACTTGAATTTTCATCGCCTAAAGCAATGCAGTATGTATTAATAATTCCAGAATCTATGTTCGTATTTTGATTCTGAATAAAGTCTACCTTTAATTTGGATCCATCGATATATGCATGATATGTCCCCAAACCAACAGTGCTATTTTGGCCCAAATCTGTAGATAATTTTGTATTTTCTAAAATGTGGATATTTGAACCATCATTCATGATATTTAATTCACTAACCTCAAATTCTTTCCCAACTTGAGACTCTGGATTTATTTGTAATAATAATTTTATCGAGCTGTAAGATGCATCTATTTCAAAAACTGTAGAAGTGCCACCTTGCAGCTCTTTCCCTTCAGTGGTTATTAATGATGTACCAATGATAGTATCTACAGCACTTGATATGATCTCATCCAAGTTAAATGATATTGCAGATATATCATAATCATTTATTTCATGCCTCTCTGGATAGAATAATAAAATACCCTGATTTCCAATAATTGTATAATCAAAAGATCCAAGATCATACTCTGTTTCCACTCTACCGTATTGATTGATATACCCCTCAAAATTATCATGAATTAGATCGATAATCATTAATTGTCTTTGTTGCGTATATCTTCTATCTTTTACTAAAGTAATGAATTTTAGATATCTATTATCCAGTTTACTAAATGTAGCTACTGGGCTAAATTTTGTTGATCTTGGATTGCTATTAAAAAGATTTGAAATGTTATCTACTTCTAAAACCTTATTACCAACAGATTCAAAATAATCACCTAAGATTTTGCTATTAAACAATATTTTGTTTGATATTCCATCAACATCATTTTCAGATACTAGATCAAAGTCCGAGAAAGAATTTAAATTGACTTTTCCAATTAAATCATTGACTTGATCGACAGAATTGCTAGAAATATTAACTCTCATTGATGTTTGACTATCTGCCATAGATTCAATCTGATAGTCTGAGAATTTTTTAAATCCAGCCGTATGTGTCAGTGGAGATATGTGATCATTCCAAGTCTCATATGGTATTCTAGATTTTATTGAATATGAGAAATTCTGATAATAGTCACTATCCTGTAATCTTTGGAAGCTGTCGTTTAAAAATCCAGAATTTGTATTTGATGACTTTCTTATACTTAATGAAGAACCCAAAGGAAAATATGATTTTGTCCTAATAGAGGATATAACATTTCCTTCCGCTTTTGAAGAAATTCCTCTTACAATTGACCCAATATCATATATTTCATTTGACAAAATATGCATCAATCCAGTCTCTGATTCCCAGTATTCAATAGTCCCATTATGAAGCTTTCCTTTTATAGTTTCATTAAGTTCATAAGTTTCTCTGGTCAAAAAATCACTTTGTTCTATAGATACTTCAAATTTTGGAAAATATGATTCTGGTATAATCCTACCAAGTGATCTTATATGGTCATAAGTTCCAGCTGTATCACCAAGAGAAAATAATTCTGACATATTATAAGAGATTGTGCCAAATCCCCCGCCAATGCTTTCATTTGTTGATATTGCAGTGAATAGCTTGTAGTTATAATCCTCAGAATTGAAGCCAAGTCCGCCTGGTACTGCAAATGCACTTTCTACTAAAAATTTGTCTCCTGGTTTTATTGGGAAATCTGATGAATCGCTATACTGAGTTGATAAAGTTATAGTAGCGTCATGTGTATCGGGATCATAGCTAATAGTTGAGATGCCAATTCCATTGCTATTGCGGGTTGGTATTATTTGAGGAATAGCATCCCTTAATCTGTGAGTATTCTTAATAATTTTAACTTCAGAATCTCCTAATTTATATTCAAGATCTAAATCTTGAACCACTTCATCTGTAACAGAATCTTTTACAACTAATTTTGGTGGAACGAGATATCCTCTTCCGAAATCAGTCAAGTTTATAGAAGAGATAGAATACAATGGCTCTACCTTTAAAATTTGGGTAAATGATGCAGTTGGTCTTAATGTTTCGTCTGATGGATAATCTTTTTTTAGATTTTCTATCTTAACATTATTAATCTCTCCAACAGATGAGCCAAAAGGTTCTAATATTGCACTATCGCCATCTTCACTTTCTATTGAAGAGATTCTAGGCATTTTTGTATACTCTTTACCTGGATTTGTTACTAAGACACTTTCAATCGGTCCAGATACAGTTTTTGAATTTGTACTATAGTTTATATTTGATATATCTGATGTATATACATCTTTTTCACAAATTCTTGTCGTATTGAATTTTACCTCAGTATCAGAAATTGTTTTTATATTATATTTTCCACTATATTCACTATCTTTCACTTGAATAGTTGACATTCCATCAATTTCCAAATCAGGAAAGCTATATTTTTTAGAATCTGGCAATCCATCCTGAATTACTGGATTTAACTTATAGTAAATCATGTCTGGAGATTCTGAATTAATTTTCAAAGTAATTTTTGCGTCAGAATCCACCCCTGGCCTTCCGGACCTTTGTATGTTTGTTATTGCATCATTCCAAAATAAAGAAAGATTTGTATCTAAGTAAAAATCAAGCTTAAATGCGGAATAACTTATGGTTTGTCTCAAGTATGAAAGAGATGCGTCTGAAACATCAAAAATAATTGTTGAATCTCTATAAACACTAATTTTTGGATTTATAGAACCAATGTTTCCGGATGATTGGGTTTTTATATCAATAAAATTGTTGCTGATTGAATCGAAATAACTTTGTGCTAAACCTATTTTATTTTCATTGAAGAAAATAGCATAATACATCTCTCCACTTACCAATCCATCTGAAGGATTGTCTGATGTGTACAATATCTTATCACCGGAACTTAAATTATGATTTTCAATATAAATTGTATTTTCTGAGACGCTTACATTTGGATCGGTGAAAGATTTTTTATTAAAGATTAATCTTCTATTCTGATCATCATAAGAAACCTCATATGTAAACGTTTCCTGTGGATTGACTTCTAAGTAGATCTCATCCCCATCAGTCAATTCATGGGGATTTTCTGTTTCTAGAGTAACTTCATTTCTTGAAATATTTCCTGTGGTTGATACGTAGTTGGTGGTGAAGCTGTGATTTTCTCCAGTTCCAATACTATCAAAATAAAGCGTTCTAGACGCACCAGAAGCGCCCTCAAGGGCGACAAAAACGCCTTGGGTATCTAACCCTACCCTAACAGTGGATATACTAATTAAATCATCAGAAACTCTTCCTACAAATAAATTTTCCCCATCTGTAAGAGATCTTGTTGTAACTCCATCTTCAGATACTACTAACCCGTCTCCACCTCCAGTAGAGTATGTGATACTATCTCCAGTTTTCAATCCATGATTTTTAAGATAGATTGCCTTTGTTGGAATATGCAACTCCCCATCTTCTGTCAGCAAAGATACACCTATACCAATCCCAAAAGTATTGCCAGTTGCAACAGATTTTGATGGATCAAAATATATTTGTTTATTTTGAGGAGACAATACTTTTTCTTTTGAGTTTATTTTAAGTTTCCTTGGCAATTCTATAATATTTGTAAAAATTGGGTAAGATGAACCAATAGTCCCATCAAATTGCCTTAATACTTTTATAGTATAATTTGATCTATTGATTTTTAGTACCTTGATCTTTTCTGTACCAATCTGCAAAATGTCATTCTCGCGAATTGCATTTTCATTAAGGTTTCCTATTACATTAAAGTATGTGATTTGCCCAGTCTGAGATACATCCAGTATATCTTGAGAAATTTTCAGTATATTTGTACTTACACCAACAGGATAAGATCCGGTCAATTCAAAATTTCTTGAGAGGCTGTTTAGATTCACTATGTCACCATCATTGAGGCTATGTGGGACATCCGAAGTAACTAGGTACTCATTTTTTCTATTTGTAGAGGATACTTCTATATTTTCTTTTTTTACTATATCAAAAGAAATTTGTTTAGTTGTTTTTCCTGATATTCTAGAAACTTTTGCTGATACTCCATTACCACCACTACCCACATCGTCAAATAAAACTTTATCATCGACCTTGTAAAGATCTCCGGCACTTTTGACTGAAATTGAATCTATTCCACTCGACTTAATAGAATCAATTACTACTTTTTGGGATGAAGTATCTGGAACATTAATATACTTATAATTTTTCCCAGAAAAATCTAAATTGTATGGAGAAGTATTTCTTGCCCAATTTCCTCCAAATATAAAATCATCCTGATTAGAAGATTTTTCAAAATTGAAGTCTATTGGAACATTCTCATAACAATCTCCAATAAAATATGGGAATTGTGGTTTTTTATATTTTGCAAAGAGGCCAGACGATTCTACACTCTCTGCATCAAGTGTAGAGAAATATGCATAAGTTCCATTTGGATAATCTGGAGTTACGCAAAATCTTCCGTTATTTCTGTCGAGAACAGATTCATCATTCGAATCAAAATATGAATAATCTTCTAAAAAGTAACCTTCTGGGAAGATAGATGTTGATGGCCTATTTGGTTTCAGGTCTAATTTATAACCTGACTTCATCTGTACAATTTGTCCACCGTTTTTCTGAGAATAACCATATGGTCCATAAATTGGGCTTCCATCATAGGCCCATCCTATTATTGGTGAGTGGTGATCGGATTCGGTTTCTTTATTATTTTTCTTTTTAAGATCTTTTGAACCATATATCACTTCTCCACTTGAATTAATAGAAAAAACAGATTCTCTTAAAGATCTAGGAGCATATAGATATGAGTACTGTAGACCATACTTATCATTTAAGCCACATTCGACTGAAATATCATCCGCACCAATATTTGATATATTTTTCTCAAATAAATTGACATTCCAAGATTGTATAGTTGTATTGAACTTACAATCTTGACCAACTGACTCAATAATTATAAATGTTTCTTGACCAAAACCAAATCCACCATTTATAACATTAACATCTCTCAAGAATCCATTTTCAATGATGGGAGTTAGTACAGCACCAGCTCCATCTCCGATAGTTCTTATATTTGGTGGGGAGGTATAATTTTTACCTTGATTTAAAACAATAACATCTACGATTTCGCCATTTTTGATGACAGGGCTTACTTGAGCATCAGAGCCTTTACTTAAACTTAAGTTTGGTGTTCTATTATAGTTCAATATCTCTGGAGATCCATAATTAGAACCTTCATCTGCCAAGTAGACGGCTTCTACTTGGCCTCTAAAAACTGGCTGAACTTTTAATTCAAACGTCTCTGTCCCAACAGGAGACAATCCAATCTCACTGATTATACTTACCTTGATTTCTGGGCAGTTAAATGTATGCTTGCCACTACCAACAGATATTATGTCAATATATTGGTTTTTATTATAAAATTCTTTTACATTGTCTTCCCCAACTTGAGAAATGCTAAATTCATCGTCACTTATCTTTGTTACTACATATTCCTTGCCAATTTCTAGTCCACCTATGGCTGTTCCAGTTGTTGAGTAATATTTTATGAGTTCTCCAGATTCATACCTATGATTTTTAATATAAAAACAATCTTTTTGTAAATTTATATTTTCTTCTTTCAATATTCTCTTTTTATTTTGATAATTTAACCCAGAATTTACTACATTGAGTGATGCCACAACACTTTTGGTTTCAGTGGCCTCAATAATATGATTTCCAACCCCAAGAGAAGTAAAACTAATTTTATTAGCTGCAGAAACAGAATCACTTTGTGTTTCATGTAAAGAAATAGTTTTACTATCAACTACAGATACGAAATACTCGGATCCATCAACAATACCACCAATTGACTGTTGATTGTTAGTTTTATAGACAACACTTTCTCCAGTTTTCAATTTATGATTTACTGTAAATTTAATTGTGTCATCAACTGTTGAAATTGATAGAGAATTGAATTCTACAGAATGAATTATTCCGGACATTGTTGGAGAAACCTCTGCACCTTCTCCATTTCCCCCTGTTATTGTCAAAATAGGTGGTTTTTGATAGTCAAATCCAGAATCTACAATTCTAAGCTCTTGCAAAACTCCAGAAACGTCAACATATGCCTCTGCACCTTGTCCAGAACTATCAGAAATAGTCAAATTTGGTGGATTTATGACATCGTAATCATATCCTTTAGAAATTACATCAATTTTTTCAATTTTTCCATATTTTACTGTATCAGATGACTTATAATTTAAAATTTCTGTTCCATTTATCATAATTCCAGTAAATCCTGGAATTGTTTTTGATTTTTCAGAAGTTTTTTGCGGATTTTTTAGTTTTCTGACTAAATTTTGGCTTCTAATTTCTTTTCCTTTAAATTTATATGGCTCTAAAGTATTATTTTCAACAATTGTGTTAATTTTTGGAGAAATATATTGAGATTTTTCAATATTTGACAAACTTAACGCAAATTTAACTTCAGTTGGTGATATTCTTTTGATAAAATATAGACCTTCATCAAATAATGAAGATTTTATCACCTCAGTCTCAGTAAAACCTTCTTCATTTTCGTCAGCATCCTCAATGATTTGAATTTCTACTTCTGGTTTGTAAAAAATCGCATCTCCAGTGTAAAATCCATGGTCTTTGAACTCACTTATTTTCAATATTTCTTGATTTTGGAGGAAAGTTCCTGAAAATGTAACTTTTTTTGCATTATTTTCGTCCAAAAGTGAAGGAATTGATGACGAAGCAATCAAATACTCCTCTTCAGTGTTGTGTTTATAGACATTTTGCACATTTGTGATGATGGACCCTTCAGATTTTAAGATATTCCTCTCTACTTTCAGATCATTTTCTAAAATTGGCCCCTCACAGCGAACCAATATGGTATTTTCTGATATTAAATCAATAACACTGGCGAATTTTTTAGACTGATTGCTAGATATGATGTTAACAGAGTCGTCAATTTGCAAATAATTCTTAGTTTTCAGCTCAATTTCATACGTGTTATCTGATGTATCGATCAAATTAGTTCTGTTTATATCATAACATGGTCCAGTATTGTATAACCACCCATCACTTTTGTAAGAATCGCTAGTATAGCCTAAATTTTTAAATGTTACGGGAAGATTTTTATGATATCCATAACTATCATCGCTATACTGAACGCTAGATGGTATAGAATTTACTCTAACTTTTACGATATTATCACCAGAAGTAGCATATGCAAAGGTGTTAACACTAACGCCATATCCATCCAAGATATTATTGATTATATTTGAACAACCAAAGAACTGATTGAATGATTTTGATGTATATGAAACAACTCCAAATGTCTGATCTGCATACCTTACATACAGTTCTCCTTCATTTGAGAACCCTACAGTTGAATCAACTGTTATAATTGATGCTCCTATTTCAACATCACCTATAACTCTAGTTTTTGCGTGTACTGTAAAGCTTCCTGATATAGAGCCCTTAACTCCACTGTCCCTATTTACCCCAGAGCCGGAATCTAATTTGACTTTATAATACTTCCCATCACTATCTGGATCATCAAGTTTTTCAACATCAGTGATTGGAGCATATGCTTCTTCAATAATATCCTTATACTCTTCTTGACTAAGTGTAGATAAAAGTAAATCTTCCGGATTTCCTGAAATGATTTCCAATACCATCTCATCATACTTTTCAAAGTCTGAATTTGATGGAGTAAAAAGATAGTTCTTGGGACTTATGATATCAATTTCTTCTCCGTATAATAATTTAAACAGCAGATCAAATCCTGTACGTGTTCCCTTAACAGAATAAAAATCTCTACTCTTCTGAAGAAACAGGTTCTCATCAACAGAACCAGCAAATTTTTTATTCTCCAATCCAGGAAGAAATTGATACTTCAATTTCGTAAACATTTCCTTTAAGAAAAGAGCACTCAGATTATGGATAGTTGCACCAGACTTATGCTTTTCAATCTTAGTACTCTCAAAAGTCAACTCTCCCAAGTTATCTTCATTTCTGTAATTAGTTACTCCACTAAATCCTCTAATACATCCAGTAAATGAAAACTCAGTTTTGTTCTTATATGTGATGACTTCATCACCAATCTTAAGTAGGCCGTAAGAATCTGGAAATCCAGATGTTCCTTGTGGGGATAATGACGAGTCTACTCTAATAATTCTACTCGAAAATGAAATGTCTGTTGCCAAAACAGCAGAATCATTTATATTTGATAGTGAATCAATCTTAACATACTTGTCAATATTTTCTATCAAATCAATAGGTCCACCAGGATATTCCTGTCCAATATAATATTGCTGTAAAAATTTCTCAAACTGTGGATATTCTTCACGAACATAGTTTGGGATCTGACTTTTTAAAACCTGACTGACCTGAATTCTTTCGGACATGTTTCTACTTATACTCTATTAGGATGGACGAACTAAGCTATCTGAAGCATAACTTGATGATACAACATAGTTAGATGCTGATGGATCAAGACCGGATGCAATATTGTCGATGATAGTATCAAATAAACTGTTATTAATATCTAGTTGCAAATAAAGATCTTGTAATCCGATGACATCATTCGAGATTGGGCATATAGACATCTCAATTACTGGTTGACCATTCCTACGTTTAGCAGAACTTATATTAATTGGATTTAATATTATTACCCCACTTTCATAATTTATTCTTCCAACATTTCTTCTTACTACTGTTGGAGTTTGAGAGTTGTCTGAAGGAACTGTAAATAAGAATAATGATCCTGATTTTTGATCTGGATCTGGTAGATCTGAAATATAAACCATTGATGAAATTCCTTCTACTTTAAATCCCGATGTTTTTAAATTAAATCCATCAGTTGACTTAACATAGAACTCATTACCAAATCCAATCGCATACTCTGCCAAGCTATTCAGTACAGGTCTGAGATCTCTTCTAATATGAAGTGTTGTGATGTTTGATGTAATTGCCTCATGGCTATTATCAATAATATTAAGGAATTTACTATACTTAAATCTAGATCCATATCTATTTAATTCAGACGATCCAGAATACTTTTCAACATTATTTTGTACAATTGTTGATATCTCTAATTTATCACCTTTACTTGAGTTATAATATATTTTTGAATCAACTTCAATATAAAGATACTTCAGGTCAAGTATTTCTGGGACGATACCAGCAACTGCAAATTTCTTTAGCTTTTGTTTGATCTCTTGTTTTGCTAAGTTTGATAAGAAATCACCAGTTCTTGGTTTGATACTGATAAAGACCTTACCATATTGTGGAGGTACTACTTCTTCTCCACCAAATACTGATATTGATTCCGTATTTGGATAAATCTTATTTGGAATTAAAACCTCATAGTCCTGAGCAGTTACTGCACGATTTTGTGTTCCATATATCTTCGGTGCATACTTACGAACAGATTCTATCGATTCAATTGAGTCCCCACCAAATGATTGCCCAGCTGCTGATATGAGTGATATTCCCTGAGTTGCGTTATATTCTTGACCATTTCTAATATAATATAAACTTCCAGTAAATGAAAATGAACCTATACCATTTGCATCTGATCCGTGTGATATGATATAGTTAATATCAATAAAATTACCTTCTTCTAATTTATTTCCAAAAACTCCATCTCCAAAAAAGATTTCATACTGCTCATTTGCAGCTTCTTGAATATAAAAAACATTTGAATCTTTTAGATTTAAAATATCGACGTATGCTCGATAAGTTGTACTAGCTGTTGATTCACTACTTGTAGAAACCTTGACACTAATTAAATCTGTGTCAACACCAACATTTGGTAGTAAAAATCTTTGCTGTACACTTCTTGCAGAATATGTATAAGTTTTTCTTAATAAACTCCCCTCATATATTGTAATGTTATCAAATCTTGCAATCCCATTTACAACAGGAACTGTGATATCATCTACAATTGAATATACAAATGATTGACCTGATATTCCGGCTGATGAAATTGCAACAGGTCCCTTCTTTAAAGTAAGTGTTGAAGGTGGTGGACTGATATCTTCGGCATCAACTGTAAATGATATTACAGCTTTTGATGCTTTTCTTGATCTTGGTAGATATCCAATATTTTTTGCGAGTGATACAACATTCTCTCTTAATGTCGCACTATCAATAAAAACTTCATTTGCCACCATATTGGCATTGTACGATGTGATGTACGTATTATATGATAATACATCAAGCATCGTAGATAAGTTTGAACCCTCAAAGTCAAAATCAGTAAAATCTGATTTTGCTTTTAAATATTCCTTGAGAAGATTTTTGATCTGCTCAAAATCTAAAGAGGTGAAATTAATAAGTGACATTTGTTATCTCGTTGGCTGTAAAATAAATTCTATTTCCTGTACCTGTGAGTTAATATCAATCCCAATAATTTCATATACTATTGTTACATTAAATTCATTGTTATCAAAATTAGGACGTACATTAACTCTAATCAATCTAACTCTTGGCTCATAATCTCTAATCGAAACTCTAATTCTATCTTCTATGACACCAGCACTAATAGAATCTAAATTTTCAAACAATGAATTTGTAATATCTGATCCAAATGGAACATTAAAAAATTTCTCACCAAATTGAGTGTATACAATATTTCGAACAGATCTTGCAATAGCAGTCTCATTCTTAAGTGGAAATATATCGCCAGTTAAAGGGTTTCTTGAAAAAGATAAACTAATATCCTTAAACGCTTTACTAACTCTCTCTAAAGGCATCTAAATTTATGATTCTTCTTTTTTATTTATTGCCTTTTTTTCATCTTTTTTTGTCTTCATATATTTATCGCTACTGATCTCAGTAATCAGTGTCATTCCTGATTTAATAAAATCTTTACTTTTGTCTACTGGTGAATTGCCCATAATTGTCTCCTAATAAATGTGTACTAACAGAACGTTTTACGGGTGTTGCTATCCCTGATCTATTTATTTTTAAGAGCTTTTTTCGCACCCTCTAAGAGCCGCGTTACGACATAAGATATAAAAAAAGAGAGCGCCCCATAAAGACACTCTCATAAATCTCAGCCCTTTCCCTGACCACGATAACGCTTTCGAGCTTTATTGCGTGAACTGGCGGCATACTTTGTGTGCTTTCCAGAACCTTGCCTTGTGTTCTTTGGACGGCTTTCAATGAGATCGCCAGTCTTACTTCGCATTGCCATAAATCTTTACCTCAAATAATACGATTCTTTTCATGTCCGACACGAATGCGTGGATCGCAGAGAATACTAAATCCTGCTTCCTTTGCATCTAGACAGAAGCTGACATCCTCGCCACACATGTCCTGTACTTGTCCACTTTCAAAAATTTGCATCTTTGGTGCAAACCACGGATACTTCAGTTCCTTGTCCTCAAAGACCCCTTTGCGAATTAGCATCCATCCAAATCCTGCATAATCTACAGTGAATGGCTCTGTGCGTCCATCAAGACTAGTCAGAGTTTCGTGATTCATTACACCACCGTTATCTTTGAAACCATCCTCGTCCATCCAATGTGCAACACTTGATGTCTTGCCATCTTCTGTACAATACCACCCGCAGGTGATGGCATTCTCCTTGCCGTTCTCAGGTTCTGCTAATGCACATAACTGCCAGAATTTCTCGGAGTTGAATACAATATCACTGTCAATCCACAACTGATAATCATATGCAAGTTTACCTTGCCATGGTAACTGATCTGGTCCTTTGAGTACGTTTGCT